CTATCTGTAAGGGCGCCGACTATGTTTACAAGGTCTTTGAAGGGGAAGAGGTAAGCGCTGAGAAGGTACTGGGGCTATACCACGACTGGAAGAACATCGCAGAGTGGCCAAAGTGTCAAAGTGAGAATCTTATCATTAGAAGGGAAATCACGAAGCAGGGAAATCCTCTTGAGAAGTCCGGACTTATCGGTGCCTTCTGTAATGCCTACGATATTCCTTCGGCGATAGAACACTTCTTATCCGGTATTTATCTTCCAACAGATAGGCCGGATAGATGGACTTACGCAGACGGAAGTACGACAGGCGGTGCAGTTTTATACGACAAGGACACCTTCATGTACTCCCATCATGCTACGGATCCTATCAGCGGAATACTGGTAAATGCCTTTGACCTTGTAAGGCTCCATAAGTTCGGAGACCTTGACGAGAAGGTAAGTGCCAACACGAGGGAAGAAAATAAGCCTTCATTCAAGGCGATGTGCTCCTTTGTCAATAATGACCCGACGGCAAGAAGCACCTTAGACCTTGAACGCATGAAGGCCTTTGAAATGGTAGACGGTGAGGAGTCTCCGGAAGAAGGCGGGAAAGTAGAGAGTATATCGAAGGAAGATGTTGCCTGGATGTCGGACCTTAAGAGAAATGAGGACGGGAGAGTGCTTCCCACCATCAATAACCTTGAGGCCATCATGCAGAACGACCTTCATATCAAAGGAAAGATTTACTCCGACTCTTTTACCGGACGGAACTACTGCGGAGGTGCCGTGCCATGGGATAAGACAGGTGCTCACGAGTGGACGGACGAGGACGACTGCGGGCTGATTGGATACATAGAGACAGCCTATGCAGTCTATCACAAGGATAAATGCTATACCGCCTTAACCAATGTTCTTCGGAATAACCGGATAAACTCCGTAGCGGATTATCTCAATTCCTTATCCTGGGACGGTGTAGAGCGTGCAGAGACGCTTTTTATCGACTACTTAGGCGCAGAGGATAACTGCTATACAAGGGAGGTAACTTTAAAGACTTTACTGGCTTGTGCCATAAGGGCCTATAAGTTTGGTGCTAAGTACGACAATATGCTTATCCTTACAGGAGAACAGGGGATAGGAAAGAGCACCATACTAGAAAGGCTGGGAAAGGATTGGTTTGCAGACTTTAAGGCAAGAACAGTCGGAAAGGAAGCTGAAGAAGCGATTGCCGGAAAGTGGATTGTGGAGATGGGAGAACTTGCAGCGCTTAATAAGCAGGAATCTGAGGATATCAAACAGTTCCTATCTATGAAGAGCTCCTACCACAGAGAAGCTTATGGACGACGCAGCATAGAGCACAAACGAAAATGCGTATTCTTCGGCACCAGTAACAAGGATGAGTTCCTCCGGGATGAAACAGGAAACAGAAGATTTTATCCTTTACCGGTAGGCGTGAGGAAGCATAAAAAGAACATCTGGAGAGACCTAACAGGCTCGGAAATAGACCAGATATGGGCAGAGATAGCCTTTAAGGTTGACGCCTGTTTAGGAGATTACGATGCTTTACAATATCAAGTGCTCAGCGAGGAAAGCAATAAGATTCTGGCAGGGCTGCATGAGGAATTTATGGAACAGGATCCTATTCAATCTATGGTAGAGAAGTTCGCCGCTACGCAAGTACCGGTTAAATGGATGGAAATGGATATAGCACAGAGAATAACCTTCTTAGAGGGAAACATGGTCTATGATGGAGAGCTTACGCCTCTTCCGTATCTATCTCCGCAGAATATCCATTGCGAGCTTTTAAAGATGCCTCTGGGAAGCTTAAAGCGTTTGGATTCGCATAGATATCTCAGATGTATAAAGGTCATTAAAGGCACTAAGAAATCAAGACTAAGGGATGAAAATTATGGGCAGGTAAGGTGTTATAAGTTACTAAATATTGACACCAAAGGACGGAAATAGCGTGTGACTAACTCCTTCAAAAAGAGCGTATTTTGTGACTAATGTGACTAACTCTTTCATTTTTGCAAAAGAATAAAAAATTTGAATCAAAAAAAGTTAGTCACATTAGTCACAAAAATCAAAAAGTTAGTCACACAAGAAATCAAGTGTTTATGCGGTTCTAAGTGCTATTTGTGACTAAGTGACTAACTTTTTATAAAAATAAAAGATTACTAGAGCAGATAGTAGTACATAGTAAAACTATTAAATACGTGTATATATAGGCGTTATTTAATAATTAACTGCGTGCATGTTGTGCGCTGTGGGCGTATACGCGCGTGAGGGATTTTTTGGTCACTTAGTCCCACGCACCAAAAACGGAAGGGATGTTTATGCTGGAAAAGGAGACAGAAAAGAAGTTTAAAAAGGCGCTGGAAGCGAAGGGGTGTTTAGTTTACAAATTTGCTTCCCCAAACTGTCGAGGCGTTCCGGATAGAATCGTTATCACCGATGCCGGTAGAGTTTTATTCGTTGAACTTAAGACAGAAAAAGGAGTTCTTTCTAAACTGCAAAAAGTTCAAATCAAAAAGCTTCTGGCTTACGGGCAAAAGGTCTTTGTGCTTTATGGCATTCAGGAAGTAGAAGAATTTGTAAATAGCATTGATGATTGGAGGTGACGCTGATTGATAATAGGAATTTGTGACTATTGCGGAATTGAAATTAGAGAACCTAAGAGCCAGTGGATTCGGTCAAAGGAACATTTTTGCAGTAGAAAATGTCACATGCTAAAAATGAATGCTGAGCTTAATCCAATGAGAATGACCGATGAGGTAAAGGCTAAGCTATCAAGGGCAAGACTAGACAGCGGTTTGAAAAAAGGATATCAGAAGATATCTGGACGCCATACACACAGAGTGATAGCAGAGGCAATACTTGGTCGCCCGCTGAAAAAAGGAGAAGTAGTCCATCATATTAACGGGAATAAAAGAGATAACAGGGCGGAGAATCTTATGATTTTTAAAAATCAAGCTGAACATGCCCGGTGGCACGGCTGTCATAAGAAAGGAGGTGATGCCGTATGAAGTTCATTCCACATAATTACCAGGCAATGTGTATAGATAAAGTCGTACATCAAAACTCTGTCGGTCTTTTCTTGGATATGGGCTTAGGTTAGCAAAACCATTATTACATTGTCTGCCATTGAGGAATTAAAGGATAGGCTGGAAGTGTCTAAGGTTCTCATTATCGCCCCTAAGAAGGTAGCGGAATCTACCTGGACAAACGAATCTAAGAAATGGGATCATACGAAGGATTTTAAAATCTCTAAAGTTATGGGCTCTCAAAAGGAACGGCTTAGGGCTTTACAGACTAATGCAGATATCTATGTAATTAACCGGGATAATGTTATGTGGCTTTATCAGACTTTAGGGAATGACTGGTTCTTTGATATGGTTGTGGTAGATGAGAGTTCAAGCTTTAAAAATCCGCAGTCGCAAAGATTTAAGGCTTTAAAGAAATCCTTGCCGAAGATATCAAGGGTAATTTGTCTTACCGGTACGCCAAGTCCTAAGAACCTTTTGGACCTTTGGAGCCAGATATACTTACTTGATCGGGGAGAGAGACTCGGCCAGTTTATCACACATTATCGAACGAGATATTTTGATTCCGACTATATGGGATTCGATTACAAACCGAAGAAGGGCGCAGAGCAGGTTATCACAAAAAAAATATCCGACATCTGTATAAGCCTTAAGGCTAAAGACTATCTGGAGCTTCCCTCCATCGTCTATAACGAGATACCGGTAGAACTGGATAAGAAAGCCTTAAAGGCCTATCAGGAATTGGAAAAGAACATGGTTTTATCCTTGGAGGAGTCGGAGATAACTGCGGTATCTGCCGGAGTGCTTACAAACAAGCTATCCCAGTGTGCCAACGGTGCTATCTACGATGAGGATAAAGTAGTGAATCATATTCATGACTGTAAGCTGGAGCGTTTTACGGAGCTTGTGGAAGAGTTGAATGGAGAATCCGCATTGGTCTTTTATAATTTTAAGCATGACAAGGATAGGATCCTGAAAGCACTGGAAAAGTCCGGTTTAGAAGTTAGAGAGTTTAAAAACCCTAAGGATGAGGAAGACTGGAATAAGGGGAAGATTGATATTTTACTTGCCCATCCTGCAAGCACGGCTTACGGAATCAATCTCCAATACGGCGGACGGAATATCATTTGGTTCTCGCTGCCGTGGAGCTATGAACTGTACGCCCAGGCGAACGCCAGACTTTTCCGGCAAGGACAAGAAAAGCCGGTTATCGTGCATGAGCTGCTTTGTACGGATACGGTAGACCGTGATATTAAAAAGTCCCTCTCTGAAAAGGGACAGAATCAAGAGGATGTACTTAGAGCCTTAAAGGCAAGGCTTGGAAAGGTGGAATGATATGAAACTTAAAAAAGAGATAGGACAACTAATAAATTGCTATTTACTGGTGGAGTTTTTCAGAGAAAACGCAATTCCGGATTTAAAGGACATTCTGCCGGAAATAGCGGACTCAGTCTATGAAGTAGAGGAAAAACTGGAAGAGTTTTCGGAGATGATAGAGGAAAAGGCTATTGATGTGGCGGAGAAAGAAGCAGAGGAACTTACAAAAATGACAAAGGAAGAACGGAAAGAATTCAAATACAGGACACCGCGGAAAATTGCGATAGTCACCGATGATGACGGCTGGAAATCATGCGAGTGTCCAACTTGTAGAGAAGAACTGGACGATTTGGAAACATTTGATTACTGTCCCTACTGTGGACAAAAATTAGATTGGAGTGTGTTGAATGATTGAGATTACAGAGAAAGATTTAGTGGATGTTCCGTTGGATCCGGTAAACCATCCTTCTCACTATGAGACAGGGAAATACGAGTGTATAGGGGTAATGCTTGAGACTCAGGGGCCAGAAGCCGTGAAAGGATTCTGTATCTGTAATGCCTTCAAGTATTTGTATCGGCACAGAAAGAAGAATCAAACAGAGGATATAGAAAAAGCAATATGGTACCTGAACAGATACCTTGAGCTTGCAAAGGAGTAGCCTATGCTCAAGCCTTTAAACTTTGGAAACTATCAAGCCATGAAAAGGTATAGCTATAACCAAATGAACGCCTGGGCGGTGTCGGTATATCAAAGCGGATTCGAGGACGGACAAGAATCTATGCCGAGTATCTTGGAATTTGACAAGGACACAATGACGGAGTTCCTGTTAGGGATAGACGGCATAGGAGAAAAGACCGTAAAGAAAATTGTTCAAGCCTTTATAAATAAGGGCGAGAGTGCATGGGAGATAGATGCAGGAGGAGAAGAATGACAAAGGAACAATTAAAGAAGTACCGAGGATGGAAGCAAAACATCGGAATACTGGAGAAGGAGATATCCAACATGCTGGGCGAGACTGTCCATGACTTCGGCCATGACTACTCGAAAGGCTTTAAGAAGGTAGTCCATCTTGATGGATTCAATCAGGAGCTTTACGAGAGACGACTTAAAAAGCTATCAGAACTCGAAGCAAGAATCCGTAAAGTCGAAAGTTGGATAGAATCTATCGAGGATGATAGACTGCGCTTTGTTATCCGGAGCCGTTATACAGAGGATAGAACTTGGCGCTGGATAGCCAGGAAACTAGGCAACGTATCTGAGGAATATGTAAGAATCGTTATCCACGATAGGTCTTTCGAGAAAAAATAGCAAAAATGTGAAAATTGTTCGTTTTGTTCGGAAAGTTCGTTTTACAATAATAATGGACTTGGTGTCGGAACGCATCTTGCCATTTGCCATGTAACATGGAACTCCTTTTGAAGCTTGGA